AGGTGAGGCCGCTTTAGTTCAGCAGATTAAAGGCAGAGCGGAGCTTGCTTTACAGCAGGCGAAGAGTACATACAAAAAAGCCTATGAGGATGGCGACACTGATAATGTTGTTGATTCTCAGGAGGCCCTGTATAAAGCTCAAGCTGAGATGGCAGAGGCTACAAAGTACGAAAGAAACCTTGCCGCTCAACAGCCTGCTAGGCAACAGCAGAATTATCAGCCTGCTCCTCAGCAACAGCAACAGCAACAACAGCCTCAACAGCCCCCGCCAGTTGATCCAGAGGCGAAGGACTGGGCTGACAAGAACACTTGGTTTATGTCGCCAGACAACAAGCGAATGACTGCTACCGCTTACGGGTTGCATGAAGAAGCAATTGTTGATAACGCGATTAAGGCTAATACGCCTGAATACTTTGAGTTTATTGACTCAGGGATGAGAGAGGCGTATCCTAAGTTTGGATGGCAGGGTACAAGCGATACAAATGGGCGTAACGCACCTTCGACTGCCTCTAATCGCTCCACGGTAGTGGCTTCGTCTGGTAGGAATAACGGAGCAAAACCGCGCAAATGGAAGATGTCGTCCACCCAAATCGCTCTCGCCAAGAGACTTGGGCTTACCAATGAACAGTATGCCAAACAGCAATATAAGGAAAGTTTGAGATGACTGAAGAGCGCACATCAAGAGAGAAACAATCGCGTAGTGAAAAAGCAAGGCCCGATGATACTTGGGTTCCTGCATCTATCTTACCTGACCCCACTCCTCAAGAGGGATGGACGTTTCGATGGGTACGGACAAGTACACTAGGTCAAGCTGACAATACTCATGTTTCACGCATGTTTAGGGAAGGTTGGGTTGCTTGTAAGCACGACGATCATCCAGAACTTATGCTGGAATCTGATTTGGATTCACGATTCGTAGGTAATGTTGAAGTTGGTGGATTGCTTTTATGCAAAGCACCAAAGGCCAAGATGGATTCGCGCACCGCGCATTTCCAAGCTCAGGCGCAGAATCAAATGGAATCTGTAGACAGTAACTACTTGCGCGAGAATGATCCAAGAATGCCGCTTATGAAACCTGAGCGTAGTTCTAGGACAACTTTTGGTGGAAGTTAGCCCTTTACAGGCGAGCTTCCTAACTTAATTGTAAATTGATAGGAGGCCATTATGGCTACCGTTGCAACCCCCACGGGTGCTGAACCAGTTGATACTTTAAGTGCGAGCGGCTCTTTCACGGGTAAAGTTCGTCACATAAAGATCGCAAATGCTTACGGAACCGCTATTTTTTATGGCGACTTTGTAAAATTTGTTGCGGCTGGCACCATAGAAAAGTCTGCGATAACAACCGCTGTTGTTGCAGGAACTTGCGGTATCTTTGTAGGATGTTCTTACACCGATCCCAACACAAAACAACTGACCTTTAACCAATTATTTCCAGCCGGACTTGCGGCTGATGATATTGTTGGCTATGTTGTTGACGATCCTGATCTTCTGTTCCGTATGCAAGGTGACGAGGCTATAGAGCAAACTGCGCTTGGCAACAACATCTCTGCGGTTAACACAGCAGGTTCAACCTCAATTGGTCGAAGCAAGAACGCGCTAGATGGCGGATCTCATGCAACGACTAACTCACTTCCACTTCGTGTTATTGACTTCGTAGATGGCCCAACCAGTTCTGTAGGCGATGCCTTCACTGACTGTATTGTGACCTATCTTCCCCTTAGTCATGCTTATCACACGAAACTTGGCGTTTAAGGAGTTTTAGGAAATGGCTATTTCACGCGCACAAATGCTCAAAGAGCTACTCCCCGGCCTTAACGCTTTGTTTGGTCTTGAGTATGAAAAGTATGAAGATGAACACACTCTCATTTATGACACAGAGAGTTCTGATCGTTCGTTTGAAGAAGAGGTAAAGCTGAGTGGTTTTGCGGCGGCTCCAGTTAAGAATGAAGGCTCTGCAATCAGCTATGATTCAGCGCAAGAATCCTTCACTGCCCGTTACAACCATGAAACTATTGCGATGGGTTTTGCTATAACCGAAGAGGCTATGGAAGATAACTTGTATGACTCTCTGTCTGCACGTTATACCAAGGCTCTCGCACGGGCTATGGCATACACCAAGCAAGTTAAGTCGGTAAATCCTCTTAACAATGGTTTCACTAACGCTTATCAGTCTGGTGACGGTGTAAACCTGTTTACCGCTATTAACGATGGTGTCACTGGCGGTGGCGGTCACCCAACTGTAGGCGGAGGCTTTAACAGCAATCGTCCTGCTACAGGTGCTGACTTAAACGAAACATCTTTGGAGAATGCAATTATCTCAATTGCAGGATACACAGATGAGCGAGGGTTGCTTATCGCGGCTCGACCTACTCGTTTGATTGTACCGGCTAACTTGATGTTTACCGCTGATCGTCTGCTTGAGTCTACTCAACAGTCTGGTACTGCGGATAACGACATCAATGCCATTCGTAACTTAGGTGCTATTCCAGAAGGCTACTCTGTCAATCACTATCTGACTGACACTAACGCTTTCTTCATTCTGACTGATATTCCAAACGGAATGAAGCACTTTGAGCGTACTGCTCTAGAGACTAGCATGGACGGAGATTTCGATACGGGCAACGTGCGCTATAAAGCGCGAGAGCGTTATTCGTTCGGTGTATCCGACCCACTGGGAATTTTCGGATCTCCCGGAGCGTAGTCCTGCTCTTAACCTGTTAAAGGTTATTTGCACTGTTACACAGGGGGAGTTCGCTCCCCCTTTTAATCCTGACTGCTTGATAGCAGACTAACCCACGACAGGAGAATCACATGGGTAAGACAACTTTTAACGGCCCCGTCCGTTCGATCAAAGGGTTCGATTCTATTTCAGTAAACGGCACAACAGGTGCTGAAACCACAAAATTTTCAGTTAGTGCAACCGGCGACACAGTTATTGAAGGAACCTTACTTGTAACCGGAGCTACAAAATTATCCGGTGTTGTTAAGGCTAAACGCTCTGTGGTTAAGACTTGGGAGGCGACTGGAGCAATTTCAGCGACCTTACAAATAGCTGATTCCGGTGCTATTGTTCTGATTCACGGAACCCTAGACAATGTTATTGCCTTGCCAGCCGCCGCTACTGCTACAGAAGGCGCGTATTTTGACTTCTTGGTCACTACCGCTGTAGGTTCTGGCAAAACAACAACGATTGCTATTCCTGCGGCAACAGGCAGTACCTTCTTGGCTCAAACGCAACTAGCGGCAGGTAACGCGGCTAACCCTGTTATTACAAACGCAGGGGACACGTTTACCTTTGTAGCTGGTTCAGGAATAGGCTCTAGATGCCGAATTACCTGTATAACCGCAGTAACTGGCGGCAAGCAAGTATGGATGGCAAGTTCTGTAGGAACACCTATCTCTACTGTAGGGTAACTATTTTATTGGGGCAGAAATGCCCCTTTGATGGAGGCTGACAATGGCTGATGCAGTTGCAACACAAAAAATTTCAGATGGCGGAAAGTTTGCTACCTTTAAGTTTACTAATGTCAGCGATGGCAGTGGTGAGTCAGCGGTTGCCAAGGTTGACGTTTCTGCGCTAAGTAAAGACCCCGTTACAGGTCAGGCTTGCTCTAAAGTTTCGATTTTAGGCATTACTTACAGCACTGTAGGTATGAGCGTTAAGGTATTTTTTAATGCTTCTACAGACGTTCTTGTATGGCATTGCATAGCAGATTATTCGGATACTTTAGACTTTTCTGGTTTCTCAGGCATTCCAAATAACGCAGGAAGTGGTGTTAACGGTGATGTTAACTTTACTACGGTAGGTCATACAAATACCGATACTTATTGTATTGTCCTCAAGCTGTTAAAGCATTATGGCTGATAAAAAGAAACGCAAGAAGCAGGTTAACGCTCCTGTAGATAGTCCTGCATTTAAAGCTCGCATGGAAAGACAGCGAGCCAGAAGGGCTATGGACAAGAAGGGCAAAGATGCTAACGGTAACGGAAAGGCTGACAAGCGCGAAGGCAAGGATATTAGCCATAAGAAAGCGTTGAGCAAGGGCGGTAGTAACAAGGATGGCGTTACAATAGAGAGTAAATCAGCCAATCGTAGCAGAAACTTTAAAAAGAAAAAGAAGTGAGAATCTGATATGGATGACAAGACCAAAAATATACTTTCCGCTGTAAGCCCACTGTACGCCGCTACTCAGGGCAAAGGGGTAGGGCTTGTGGGTCTTATCGGAAACGAAAGAAACCGAAGAAAGAATAAAAAAGACCCTAAACAAGAGATGATTGATGAGATAACGAAAGGCACATCAAACTCTAATCCGGTTATGGCGGCGAAGTCTGGTGGTCGGATTAAAAGACCTATAGACGGTGTTGCAATGAAAGGCAAGACAAGAGCTAAAAGAGGTCGCTAACAGTGCCTGCCAAGAAGAAGGCTAAATCTAAAGTAAACGAAGCTGGAAATTACACTAAGCCCACTATGCGAAAGCGTCAGTTTAGCCGCATAAAGGCAGGAACTAAGGGTGGCAAGGCAGGCCAGTGGTCTGCTAGAAAAGCCCAAATGCTTGCAAAAGCCTACAAAGATGCGGGTGGAGGATACAAATAATGAAGGGTGTAAAACATTACAAGAAAGATGGAACTGTTCATGCAGGTGCATCTCACAAAATGTCTGATGGAACGCTACATACCGGCAAGTCCCACACCAAAGCAAGCGTTAAGCTGTTTCATATGAGCGATCTATCTGCTAAGT